AATATACTCAGACGCTTATCTTTTAATTATGTCAAGTTCAATGACACCAGTTGTTCGTGTAGAAATAGAAGATCTATTCCCTACTACTTTATCAGACATTGATATGAATACTCAAGACGCGTCGATTGAATACATAACCGCAACAGCAAGCTTTAGGTTTACTACATATAAGTTTACTTCTTTGTAATTCTGTGTTATAATAGTTTATTAATATGAATAGGTGAGCTACACATGACGCTTGAAGAAATATTTGATTTATGGAGAGATGATGCTGAAGTTAATAGATCTGAACTAGGTCAATCAGCATTAGATCTTGCTAAGTTACACCATAAGTATTATCAAATTTTTTCTAAAGAAAGATTGTTATTAACAAAGCTTAAAGCAGAACTTAAACAATTAAAGTTAGAAAAACAAGAGTTTTATATAGATGGACCTACTGAAGAGCATATTGAAAGGGGTTGGAAGCTACCTGCTAAAGGACGAATATTGCGCAGCGATGCTGGCAATTATGTTGACGCTGATAGTGATGTCATACAGTTTACACTAAAGATTGCATATCAACAGGAAAAAGTTGATTTACTTGATTCGATAATTAAGATTATTAGTAATCGAGGTTTTCAAATTAAGTCAGCAATTGATTGGGAGAAGTTTAAGGTTGGTGGATGAGTACACTGTACATACGTAAAGTAGATGAAGTGCACAATCAAGTGATGACTGATGACATGGGTATAGCTCAAGAACTGTCAGACTACTTTACGTTCAAAGTTCCAGGCGCTCAATTTATGCCAGCTTATCGACATAAAGTTTGGGATGGTAATATTCGCTTATATAATACTATGACTCAGTATCTTTATGCTGGTCTTATGAAGTATGTAGAAATATTCGCAAAAGAAAGACAATACGAGGTCGAATATGAGTATAACCACTCAGCTAATAATTTCTCTTTGGTTGAAGCTAAACAATTTCTTGGAGAGCAAAACTTCACAATGCAGCCAAGAGATTATCAAATTGATGCATTTGTTGATGCAGTACGCAATTCTCGCGGCCTATATCTTTCTCCCACTGCCTCTGGCAAATCGTTTATTATATACATGATAATGCGTTGGCACTTAAGGCCAACACTTATTATTGTACCTACTACCACGCTTGTACACCAAATGTATTCTGACTTTGAGGATTATGGATTTAAGTCAGAAAAGTATTGTCACAAAATTTTTTCTGGTAAAGATAAGAATACAGATAAACCAATTGTGATCACTACATGGCAATCTATCTATAAACTACGCAAAGATTGGTTTCAAAAATTTGATGTAGTCATTGGCGATGAAGCACATCTTTTCAAAGCAAAGTCACTTACTTCAATTATGACTAAGCTTGTTGATACTCCATATCGCTATGGATTTACTGGAACTCTTGATGGGACTCAAACTCATAAACTCGTATTAGAGGGTCTGTTTGGTCCTGTTAAAAAGGTAACTACCACTAAGAAGTTAATGGAGCAAGAACATCTTGCTGATTTTGACATTAAGATTATCAATTTAACATATCCAGATGAAACAAGAAAGTTAGTTTCAAAAATGAATTACATGGATGAAATGGATTTTCTTGTAACAAATGAAGCTCGTAATAAATTTATCACTAACCTATCTTTGTCATTAGAAGGTAATACACTTTTACTTTTCCAATATGTAGAAAAGCATGGCAAAGTTTTAGAACAAATGATTCGAGAAAAAGCTAATGATAGAAAAGTATTCTTCGTTTATGGCGGAGTATCTGGAGAAGAACGAGATACCATTAGACATATCGTTGAAAGAGAAAGTAATGCTATTATTATTGCTAGCTATGGTACGTTCTCCACTGGTGTAAACATCAAAAACTTGCACTCTGTTGTTTTTGCAAGTCCTTCTAAATCTAAAATACGTAATTTACAATCAATTGGTCGTGCTCTTCGTAAGTCAGATACAAAAACTAAAGCAACTCTTTATGATATATCAGATGATCTTACATGGAAGAGCAAAACAAACTTTACTCTTAAACATCTAATGGAAAGAGTAAAAATCTATGATGAAGAAAAGTTTGATTACAAAATCTATAGTGTAGGTATCTAATGGAACAAGAAATAGTTATGATTAAAACAATCATAGGTGAAGAAATCATTGGTAAACTCAAAGGTATTAATGATCGAGGGATTGACATTATAGACCCACTTATGATAAAATATAGGTATTCAGAAGATGGACGTCCTTCCGTTTATTTTACTAAGTATCCGTTCTATACTAAATCTTTTGAAGCTTATTTTAAAATGGAAGGTGTGATGCATGTCTATCATGATGTGCTTGAAACAGTTTCTAAGTATTATGAAAGAAACTTAATTGGTATTAAGGAAGCATATGAACATGAAGAACAAATGCGAAATCAACAACTCTTCGACGATTACGAAGACGAATACGTTAGCGAATCAGAAATTGAAGAACAAATGCACGCTTTCATTGAAAGAATGTCGTCTAACACCGCAATCCATTAGGAGTTAACATGGCACACTATTTAAACAATAAAGAATTTTATGGATTACTTTGTGACTATAAAGAAAAATGCAAGAAAGCAGAAGCAGATGGTAAACCTACACCAAGAGTACCGGAAAGTATTGGTAAGTGTTTTGTTATGATTGCTACTAAGCTTGCTAGTAAGGGTAACTTTGTAGGCTATACATATAAAGATGAGATGATTAGTGACGCTTTAGAAAATTGTGTTGTTGCAGTTCATAGCTTTAATCCAGAAAAATCTAAAAATCCATTTGCATACTTTACTCAAATTTCTTGGTACGCATTTTTACGTCGTATTGAAAAAGAAAAGAAGCAAACATATGTAAAATATAAAACTCTAGAAAATTTAGTTATTAGTAGTGACTTGCTTGATGAGGAAGGTGGTAATGGATACTCAAACTTTGATATTACAAATGAAAAAATGAAACCTATTATTGATAAGTTTGAAAAGAAAAATCCACCGAAAGAAAAAAAACTAGCTGGTGTCGAAAAATTTGTAGGAGATGCTGAGTGAAAGTAGCTTTAATTACTGACCAACACTTTGGAGTACGTGGTGATAGTATACAATTTCATGAATTCTTTTCTGAATTCTATAAAAACTTTTTCTTTCCATATCTTGATGAGCATGGTATATCAACAATTGTTGAGCTTGGGGATATTTTTGATCGCCGTAAGTATGTTAACTATGACACACTAAGTAGGTGTAAAGATTATTGGTTTGACCAAATCAAACAACGTGATATTAAATTGCATTGTATTGTAGGTAATCATGATATCTATTTTAAAAATACAAATCGTGTTAATGCACCAAACTTACTTTTAAATGAATACTCATTTGAAGTGTATGAAGAAGCAACCGAAGTAGATTTAGGTGGACTTAAAGTATTAATGCTACCTTGGATTAACAATCAAAATTATGAAACTGCAATGAAAGTTGTTAAGTCAACTAATGCTTCTGTCGTTCTTGGCCATCTTGAGTTCCAAGGATTTGAAATGTATCGTGGCGCTATGAACGATCATGGTTTATCTCATCGTGACTTCACTAAGTTTGACATGGTATGTTCTGGTCACTTTCATCACAAATCATCTAAAGATAACATTCACTATCTTGGTGCACCGTATGAAATGACTTGGTCAGATTACAATGACGATCGCGGTTTCCACATTCTTGATACTGAGACTGGTGAAATGGAATATGTAAAGAATCCACATATTATGTTTCATAAAGTTTTTTATGATGATAGTGAGTCTAATCAAGAAGAATTACTTAACGTTGACTTTTCTCATTTAGTTGATAAACATGTAAAAGTTATTGTTAAGACTAAAAACAATCCTTATGTTTTTGATTTATACATCGATAAACTTAATGCTGCTGCTCCAGCACACATGCAAGTTGTTGAAGATAATTTTAACCTTGACATTTCTGATGATAATGATATAATAAACGAGGCTGAAGATACTATTACGATTATCAAAAACTATATTGGTAATCTCAATTTAAATGAAACAAAGCCAATGGAAAATTTATTTTATGATCTTTATCACGAGGCGTTGAGCGCAGACTAAATTATGTTGTATTTTCGTAATATTCGGTGGCAAAACTTTTTGTCGACCGGAAATCAGTTTACTGAGTTAAAACTGAATAAGTCACCATCGACACTCATT